AGTCGTTTTCACCGCAGGCTTTTGCCCTGCTGAGTCTACTAACAACTTATGAGCATTCATGACGACCGCTCTCTTATTTCAATGTACTTCTTAGCGATCGGCTCTGCGTAGCGGATGAACTCTGTACGCATGTCGGATGTCCAGGCTTCAGGCTTGGATCGGTTCAGGAACCACTGACTAACTTTAATCAGCGGAAAGAAGAACGGTTTGCGTTCGCTTGGTACCGATGTCGTGATCGGATCGGGCAGCATCTCTGTCCATAGCATGATCTGACGCAAGGCGGCTGGGTCACCGTCTTGCAGCTTCTTCTGATGTGCCGCTACACGTTCTAACCGCTTGCCTTGCTCATCAGTTAGATCAACTGAATCTAGCAACGCAGACACGTTCTCACCGTTAGCCCGTGCGTTAGATATGATGGCACCGGCCTGTGCTGCCAGGCCAATCACCTCACCCATCTGCTCAAGCGTTTCTGTGCGTCTCTTGTTTAGCTTCTTGATTACTTCTTTGAGTTCTTGCATCTGTCCCTGCCTTTCAATAGTGCGGCGTTGTTAAACTTAGGAATCTGACGACGCCGCTTGTCGTGGTGCTTCCTTGCCCTGAGGTCGTATGCCTCACGAGCCTTTTGACTTTTCTGTGCTCTCACAGGCAAACCAAGGCGATCAGTTAGACTGAGCACCCGCTTGCTGAACGCCTGCTTTGTGATCTTGTGTTCCTTGGCGAGCTGGGTCATCGACTTGGTTGATCTGTTAAGCACAACCGCCAGCACAGACTGCTCCAGCGTGTCGGCCATATTCTGAACGGCCGGATGATCTGGCGCCTTAGTTATCAGGTAATGGAACACTTGGGTGGTCAAAGCCACTGATGACGTTGTAACAGTCAAACCAAGCTCATAAAACGCCTCATGGACTAGATCCGCAATCCCATCGATCCGGGTGGAAACGTGAGCCGATCCGCATGGGATCCGTTCTAACGCTTGCTGATCTATCATATTAAATTAACCCCGCTGGTGCAGTGCTTGGTGCAGTAATGGAAATGACCGTCTGCATTAGTGCAATAATAGGGCCTATAGGCCCTTTATTACTGCACCTACATGCTCCCCAATACTGCACTAGTGCAATAAGGGTTACTGCACCAACTTTAGAATGGTTCATTTGTCACCTTTTTGCTGAATAAACCATCGCTGGCTTCTTCAATTAAACCGTCCTCTTTTGCCTGCTTTATGCGTGCCTTTGCCTGCCGTTCCTGTAGCCCGGTAGCCTGTTGTACAAATGTAACAACTTGGGTGTATTTAGCCCCTTCGGGTAGCTTAGACCAATCGATCGTAGATGCCCGGCGGCCAACCGACTTTTCAGGCGCTCCCACCTCAATCCACGCCATGCCCTTGTCGGCATGTTTTAGGTGAACCGACGGCTGCGCCTTTGTGGCGATTAAATCGCTCGCTGTTACGCTTGCACGTAACCCAGACCGCTTCCCGCGTTTGGTTACCTCAAACTTGTACGTATACGTTCCTTGCTCATCCTGGCCACAACTGGACAGCATTAGAACGGCCCGCGCCCAGTTCGTTAGCTCTGATGATCCAAATCCGCTGTAGGCCTTGTCGTGCCCTTGGTAACCGCTGCCGTCCCGTGTTGGCTTCGGCGTGTGATGGATGAGCATCCAAGCAAACCCAGCCGACAACGCCAGCGGGTTTAGCATGTTCCGCAAAAAGCCACCGGCAGTTTCTTGGCTAGATAGATCGCCACCGATAAAGGCCAGCAACGGATCTACCCAGGCTAGGTCTGGTTTATGCTTATCACCTAGGCGACGCATCCTATCGACGAACCGCTCACCCGTGGACGTGCAGTCACGCACGATCACAATGTTTTGCTTCACACGTTCCAACTCCTCTGCGGTCAGATCCAGCGCCCTTAGAATGCCCTGCAATGCCTCCGCCACATCACCTTCATCGTTCTCGGCTTGAACGATCAACGACTTTAATGGCTTGCCGTGTGGGCTAATGCCAAACAGATCACGGCCGGCCGCCCAGGTGATTGCGGCTTGTAAGCACAGCACGCTCTTACCAAGGCCACTGCTGCCCACCCACAAGGCGGATCCGCCACGACAAATCCATCGCTTGCCTAGCAGTTGAGTCGGATCTGCGTCCTCCTTGAAATTGACCAAATCCTCCCATTTGTACGGCTCTGGGATATCCCCGTAAATCGTGCGCTCCTGCCATTCGATGTAGGTCAGCGTTGGTGCACCACATTCGACCAACTCTTGCTGCTGGCCGGTGGCCGTACGCATAGCACCCGGCAACCTGGACAACCGCCCGGCGTCCTTGTTAGCAGGATCCAGCTTTGTGTGCTCTAGGTGCTTGTAAATAAACGCCACACGCTCGGCGAACTCCTTGGCGTTGGCTGCCCGCACATCGACAAAAGCATGCAAGCTACGTGAACCGCTTTTAATAATGGCCGAGGTAGGCAGGCCGCTGCGCTTAATGATCGCCCACTGTTCCTGCAACGTGCTTTCATCAAATTCGATTAAACAGTGCCGATATTTAGTGATGTGCTCTGAAGCACGACCTTTCCCGTTATTAGAGTTGATCGACACATACACACCGACGGCGGATCCCTGCCATTCCTTCAGACCATCGCCCTTAAACATTTCCAGCCACTCCTCCCGGCTTCGCGTTTCACCGCTACCGTCCGGCCGCTCGCGGTCGCCGTCCTTAATCGATCGGCAAATATTGATCTGATCGCCTACGTCAAAGCATGTAGTCAGAAACTTATCGACCGGCCCGCTTTCCACGCTGATCGGCATGGGCGGCACAGGCAGATCCTCACGCACGATCGCCCCATTCTGATAGCCGTACTTGGCTTTTGGCCTCCACGCCTCCCTGGCTGGCTTGCTGAACGCGGATCTAACCGCGCTTACGGCCTCGTTCTGCGATAGCCCTACCTTGTAGGCCCACTCCTCTGCGTTGGTCGTTGCGTCGAACTCCGTTAGCCCTTGGTCGCGCCACTGGCAGGCCAGCTTAAATAGTTGCGTGTTGCGTTCGCCTTCAGCGGCTCCGTTGCGATGGATCGCCTCGATTGCGGGTGGTAGGGGTGCGATCATTTTTTGACCAACCCTTCCAACGCTTTCTTAATCACGTACTCAATCACTGCCTCTTGATCTTTCTTTAACTGCTTCAGCCCAAATGCGTGCAACGCCTTGGCCGTCTTGGCGTCATAGGTTACGTCGACTAAAACTTGCTTCGGCGCAAGTCGTGCTTTTCCAAAAGTAATTTTGCCCAGATCCTTCATTTGCCATTCGCCTCCATCGCCTTCGCCTTATGCTCCTCAGCTCGCTTCAACATTTCCTTACAGATCGTGATCGCCAGATCCAGCCGTGTACGCACGGCCTGATACTGCTCTTTCAGCAAATTCTTTTTCGCACGCTCAAGGATTTCGAGGTGCCAGGTGAGGCGTTTTACCGACATAAACGCTCCTTAAATATGGCGAATGCTATATCAAATGTTTTCTTGGACATTTCCTCGGTAAACATTTTTGGCTCAACCGATACGTGCTTTCGCTCTTCTTGAATTATGTGAAAGAAAAGCGGCCAGATAGAATCTGTGTAAAAGAATGCAATTATATCCACCTCATCTTCACTGTATTTTGTTTTTTCATATCTGCCCTTGCAAACAGATCCACGCACCATGCCGTTTTTTATGTCCTCAGAAGTTTTTACATTAATAACGCATAGGTGTTTATTGTGTTTCAGCCACACATCTCCAGAATCTTGACCATGCAGTTGTGTAGCTTTGAACCCCATCCTTAAAAGCATTCCGACGCAAAGTGGCTCATGTGCGTATCCTTGATCAAGATTGGATGAAGTTGATCTTGTTTCGGTAATGGCTTCCTGAAAAAGAGTTGTCTGTGTCATTTCTTTACTCTTTTTGTAAAAACCGCAACCCACCCCCGACGTCGTTTTGATAAAATATATTCGTCTACGTATTTGTATTGATAATTGAGCGCGCCTATTACGTCCACAATGTCGCCAATTTCCCTTAAATAACTTTTCTCTTTTTTCCTACGCAGAAAGATTGCAGTCCATTGCTTTGGCTTTTGATTTGTATCTTCGATTAGCCTGTCGACTTCGTAACCAAGTCCTTCTATTCCGCACAATATCTTTTCAGCCTCTACCCATTTGGCTTTTTCTGTTTTAGTATTTTTAAATTGTTTTCTCATGTTTTCACCACTGCCCCATTCCCCACCGCATCCGATTATTACGGGCGATGATCACTTGTTCTGCGTACTGCTCCGGCGTGTAAGTGCTAATGATGCGAGCGGAGAACATAGAAAGAAGATCGGCTAGGTTCACAGCACCGCCTTCGGCAACGGCCCCGCCAGTTTGTAATGGTACTTAGTGCGATCGTACTCCAGCGGATAGCCAAAGAAGTCACGCAGCAGATCGATGTCCCGCTGGATGGTTTTGTAGCTACATTCAAGCTCAACGCCCAACCTGGCACAGCTAGGCAGGGTCAGATCCCGGCGCAACTTGCCAGCGATCACGCCCAGCCGGCGGAACGTCGGCCGCGTATCGCCCAGGCCCATGGCACGCTGGCGCTTGGATGCGAACGTGGCGGCTCGTGTACTCATCTTGATTTAATCCATTTCCTAAAGACAGATAGGTTTTCAAATATCCGATGGTAAGAATTGCAGGCAGGACTATATGTGCGATAAAACGGCATTAACTGAAAAGACTCATGAGGCTGCTGAGCTTTTTCGTAGTTATGACATAAGAATAGAATTCTTCCGTCCTCGCAACGCCAAGCTTCGGGATGATCGGTACAATCTGATTGAAGCTCCCAAATACTTAGGCAACGCCTAAATGGATGAATGCGAAATAACAGAGCAGTGATTGTTCTGTTGTTTGCGATTAATAGGTTTTGTTTGTGCGTATAGTAAGGTATAAAGCCGTAATCTATTTTAACTTTCTTGCTCACTTCATCACCTCCACCATAGCCACCTTTGGCAGCCTCATCGCGTTGAACTGCTTTTCACTGGCGGCAAATACGTCGATCACAGGCAACTTTCCACCGCTCGCCTTCTTGCTCTTCACGGCGGTGCCGGTATCTACGGCCACCCACTCACGCTTGGCACCGATGACGCGGATCCGTGACCATAGCGGAATGATGTCGGGATCTACGGCGCAGTGACGGCCGGCCCGCAACGTGGTGCCAGTGCTCGATTGATAGCGGCTGCTCCACTCATCCTCCCCTGGCCAATACCCAGTGATCCGAACCTTAATCTTCTTCACGTCGATCTTTTTGGCGTCCGGCCGCATGTCGATCATCACGTTTGATGCCTGCGTGGCTGGGAATCCAAAAAAAGCCAGAAACGTCAGCACCACGTTGCAAAGCGCTCTCATAGCCCTGCCCTTATCCGATCGATCAGATCGTTCTCACGGCCTTCCGCAGCCGCCAGCGCAGCCTTCGCCTCCGCCAGCTCACGGGCCAACGAACGCACGCGGTTAAGTAACTGCTCGTGGGTGGATTGTTCGGGTAAAATCTCGATCACAACTTCACCTCACGCGGGTCATACTTCTTCAGCCAACGCCACACCTTGCAGATGGATGTGAATGCCTCGAACGCCTGGGCAACTTGCTCTGCAGTGTAGCGAACGTCCTGCAACTGGCCGGTGACTGGATCGATCAATATGTTTCGGCAAGCCATTCCATCGTCTGTAAAGGCGTACGCATAAGCACTAAGCTGCAAAAGATCAGTTTCATAGCCCGATGCTTTTGAGATGCCTTTTGCGTCCTTCTTAAATTTCCTTGTCTTAAAATCGATAACCTCCATCTCACCGTGGATCTGCGCGATCAAATCTACCCTTCCTGCGTAACCTTCAGCCTCATTCACTAGGACGGACTCGCTGGCGTGGACTTTAGTCACGCAACACTCACGCCATTCTTTTAACCCTGCATAATGCTCCTCGTAGCCTTTAACTAGATCGCCCGGCTCTTGCCGATTGATTATCATTTCAGCCAAGGAATGAATGTGAGTCCCGCGAAGTGCAGCCGCCTCCACTTCCTTGCGGCTGTCCAGCACTGCTCGCTTGGCAAAGTCGGCCAGAGATTCGCCCTCAATATGTGGCAGGGTTAGCGATGACGACATCGCCTGCTCTACTTGCCAATTTATCAGCCCAGTCTTTTGTGGGCCTGCTGCCGCCAAGATTGTGGTGACCGACGGAAACGCCCCCACCTTGCGGGCGGATCGCAGATCACCGTGGCACGACTCACCCGACGCTAGGTAATAGTGCGAGGACTCAGTCTTTGCCGTGGCAATAAGCGCAGCCATTACTGCCAGTCCTTCAGCAAGCGCATAGTCATAAGAGCCAGCACGACTGCGGTGGTTGGGAATACGATTTGAACTACTAAAGTTAGGATTTCCATGGGGGATTCTTTCTGGCCAAGGCGGGATAGAACCACCTCGGCCAAGTGCTCAGAACGGCACGGGAGTTCCGTCGGCATCCAGCTCGACTACTGCTGGTTTAGGAGCGCCAGGACGATTGCACTTCCTGACAAAATCCTTATCGACTTTGATTTTCGTTGCACCCGCCGGCAGGACGGCCTGCACATTGGCGTAGGTTGATCCGTCGCGATCCACATGAGTGACGAGGATCTGGCACGGCTTACCAATCAAGGTTTCCAAGTCCAGATTCTGCGGTGGCGCCTTTTTGGCATAGGTTTTCAAGTCTTTGAACAAAGCCGCCTTCTCATGCAGGCTTAGTCCATAACGCCGACCTATGGTGTACGGCCGCCCGTCCTCCATCTTCTCGGCGATCTGCCAGACAAGGCGGATCTGATGCTTTTTACCGTACTGCGTTTCCACTTCGCCTAAGTCCTCGACGTCGCAGAAAACTGCGTCGTGATTTCCTTGCGGGGCTGGCGTGTAACTTCCCCCTCTGCTTGCTACTATTGGCATACTAGGATTTCCTTTCTTGGTTTCTTGGTTTTTGTTTCTTGGATTTGCGACGACTACTCATCGTCACAAAAATCGTTATTTCGGTGCGGTTGGTTTAAGTCTTGGAACTCGCGGTCGGCCAAGTGCCAAGCGATCTCATGCTTGCGAGCCAAGTCCTTGGCTTGGGCTAGGTCGCCACGGTTGATTGCTTTCACAACTCGCTCGGCTGAGTTACGGCATGCCATCACTTCGATGTTTTCGATTAAACGGAATTTCGTTAGGTCGGTCATAATCAGCCCCGGCGGTTGTTGCCGTAGTAATCGGCAAAACGCTGATTCTCATATTCAGAGTCAGCCCTCTCCCGCTCATAGACGTCGTGCTCGTAGTCCGGCTTTTCGTTGTTGATAGGTGTATCGTTAGTTGGTTCGCTCATTTTGTTTTCTCCTTCATCGAAAGGCGGAATGATTTGGCAGTCATCGCCACCGCTTCGACCGTCAGGCACTTCGTCGTGAATCTCCAGATGCGCCAGCCAAGGTCGGCGGCTACCCGATATTTTTCGCAATCCTTAACCATGCCCATCCCGCGACCGTGCCTGCCTCCAAACGGTAGGAATGCCCCACCGTCCAGCTCAATCGCGCAGCGGGCGGATTTGCAGGCAAAGTCGAAACGCCACTTGCGAGTAGGGTGAAACGTGTGCTCGGCCACTAGCTCCGGGCCGCCAGCCACTTTCCAAAGCACGAGAAACTTTTTTTCAAGTGCGCTCACAGGCTGACTCCCTGCTTTTCAATTAGCCCTTTTAAAATGTCCTCGATCCGTTCCAGCCGATTGCGTAGTTCTTTGTTTTTCTGTTGGAGATCGATCAGCGCCATCGTCATCGAAAGCGCACCGCCACCGTAAGAGCTTGCGATGGCTGGCAACTTGCCCTCTGCTTCCAGGTCGCGAACAGTAGCCGCAGGCGGATAGAACGCCCCGGCCACGCCGCCTTGGCTTTCAGGTGCGGGGGCACCGTTGTCCTTGGCGTAAATCATCTGCCCTCCCTAAAGAATCGACGCACCTGATCGACTACCCACCCAAACACGAGTACGGCCACGGTTAGCCCAGCGATTCCAGAGCCTACGAATAAAGCCCAGCCAGTAATCAGCATAGATACCTGGGCAAGATCGCGCATGACTTCCCAAGAAATCATTTGCTGGCCTCGTGCTGCTGTGCCCACATACGGAACACGGCGGGGTTTGGGTGATAAACGAACGCTTCGGGGGGCAAATCGTACCCGCCGCGAGAATTTAAATTGAGTTGCTGGTAGTGAGCCTTTTTAGGCCCAGTAATTACCGCCGTGTTACCGTTTCGGCGTAAATCGTTATAGTGATAAGCATCGGACGGGGTGGGATTTGAACCCACGGTTCTATCTCCTTCTTTGTTTTGATTGATTATGCTTTGCATGGTTGCTGTGTGTTATTGCTTTAAACTAAGCAAATGTTACCCTTGTAACTATGGCCTATTCCTACATTAAGAAAGGCAATCCGTGGTTCTACATTCGTTTCAAAGATCCCACCGGCAAATGGCGCACTAAAAGCACCCGCTACCGAATCGACAATACTCTGCATCGCGCAAAGGCAACGGCCGAGGCCGCCAGACTTGGCGTTAATGAGAAGCGCAAAGATTGCGGCAGCGATTGGGTTGATGATTTGATCGAAAATCATCCCGTTTCCGCTCTGACAAAAGTTTATTACAGGAATTGCTGGCGTCATCTGGCGAGATTTATTAGTGAGAAAAAAATTACTCTGCAAGCGTTTTCCGCATCCGATTGTGAAATTTATTTGCGATGGCGCCAGAGCCTTCCGCGCACGTCCGGCGGCAAAGCAGGCAGAAACCAAGCCTGCCAAGATCTGAAGATTCTTAAATGGATTCACCGCCAAGGCCGACTGCTTGGAAAGATGGATTCTGTCGCCCTTCTGGATTACCGAATTAAGAGGGGGCCCATCTCCCGCGTTAAACCAGTGTTTTCGGATAATGAGATTAAAATCGTAAGGAAGGCTCTGGCTGTGGAAGGTGTGCCCGAATGGATGCGAATCAGCTTTGAGATTGCCCTGGCTACCGGGTGCAGATTGCGTGAGACACAGATCCCCCTTGATTGCGTCGACCTGAAAAATCGTATCCTTACGTTCCCCTGCCCCAAGGGTGGAGCTGGCAAATCCTTTAGCATTCCCATCCCGGCCGCCATCGAACCCATGCTCGCCAAGATGAAAGCCGAGGGGCGCGAGATCACTTGCGAAGTCCCCCGGACTAGAGCTTCGCTTTGCTGGCGTCGCCTGCTGGACATTTGCGGTCTTAAACGTCACTGCTTCCATTCCCTTCGGGTAACCCGAGTGACGAGACTGCGGCTTTCAGGCTGTTCTCAATCTGTCGCCATGCGACTCGTAAATCACTCGTCGACTTTAGTGCATGAACTTTACCAGCGGCACTGCGTAGACGATCTCCGCGATGCAGTGAACTTAGGCCAGTCGTCCGTATCATCCGCCACTGATCAAAGTCACTCGGAATTACCTTACCCGCGATCTGTGGGAATCCAGGCAACGCCTGCATTTGCTTAATCCGCACGTAACCCAACCCGTAGGCGGCGCCTAGTTGTCGTAGGGAAAGAGCTTGGTTCTGCTGACGCAGTTTCATGGCAATATCGTTGAGACGCCCCAAGCTCATAAATATCTAGCTTTGCTCTCCCGATGCTTTTGCAAGCAGTTGAGTGATGAGCTGGGAAAGCGAAATACGACGGAGAGCGGCCAGTTTTTGAGATGCTTTTTTCACGGCAACGGGCAGAACGATGTTGGTCTTTTCCGCTTTAAAACCGCTGAGTGGACGACGTGGCATACGCCTTCACTACGCACACACGGCGTATTAGCAACACATTTCTTTTGGGGATTAGCTTTTTAACTTATACTTGAATGCGTAATAAATGCGTATAGAATCCTCCCTATGAAGAAGGCGAAAACGAACCTCACGATCGACCCAAAAGTTAAGCGTAACGGTGAGCGTCTTGCCAAAAAAAGTGGATTATCCCTTTCGGCATATATCACCACGCTGCTGGTCAAAGAGCTGGCCAAAGAAAATAAACGCTAAGTTTTAGGCGATTTGCCTGCAGTAAGGCGGTAGTGCGGTACCTTGCGGCAGTGGCCTAGAAACTTCTTTCCCTTTGCATCAACGTGAGGCAATCGGATCACATAACTTTTTCTTTCGGCTCTGCCGTCTTTAACCAAGCAGGCTAAAAGTTTGTTAGCGTAATTTGCCGACTTACCCCACAGCTCCGCTATCTGTTTTTTAGTTAGCCAGCCGGGTGGCACTACCTCCTGACGATACCCAGCGACATACTCCGTTAGGACAGTAGCCCAATCTGACTTTACACTGGGTAACGCCACACGCCTCCTACTGGCGAGAGCACGTTCACCGTGCATCCCTGCCCGCCATCTACGTACTCGCCCCAGGCTACTCCGTGCTGCCACCTGGTAACGGATCGCTGGCGCCGGGCGTAGTGCATGCTGGGAATATCGGCTAGGCAACCGATTGACCATCCGACAGGCGCTCCAAAACTACGGCCCGCAGTTCGATCTATCCTGTGCAGATGTCCCATTACAATAGGCTTCTGCACCATCTCCACATGATCACGCACTGCGCTGGATTCCGAAAACATGTAGCCATGACCGAACGCTGTGCCTCCTAGAATGCGCCAACCTTTCTCAATGTCGTAAGGCACGTACTGCGCCTTTAGATCCTTGCACATATTGTAGATCTCCGACTTAGCCGAGGTGCAACAGTGAGCCACGATTGCGCTAGGCGAGTATTGAAGAGCCGTTAGACGGTGCTCATGGTTTCCCTCAAAGATGTAACGTGGAGCCAGTTCTCGAACAAAATTAAGGCCAGCATCGAAGTCCTCACGGATTGATGCGGTGCGTTCGGGCGAGTCTGGATCTTTCCTTGCGCTACCCATTAGCCCTGACAGATCGACAAAATCGCCAAGGTGCAGAATTGAATCGGCGTCTGGCTGCCATCTGCGCTTCATCTCTAAAGCAGCTTTGCATGCGGCCGCATTCGCCAAGTGTCCGTGGCTACACGATACGGCAAGCCACCGCTTCCACTTGCGGATTACTTTCATTTCTTATCGGCGGCCGACGGGAATCCCTCCAACACGGCCAAAATCTGACGGCAACTTTCCCGTGATTGTGCGGCCACCACGCTCTCGTCGCTTGCTCCGATCAGCGCAATTTCCGCGATGACGGAGAGCTGCATTTTAAGGGTGTGGACGTAGGTGCATAGATCCAGCACCTCTTCCCACGCATCCTTCCACACGGGCCTACGCCACAACGCTCCCCCGTGCTCGTCTTGCCCCTTGCGGTACTTGGCGTCTAGATCCCTGGTTAAATCGCGCAGGATCCCCGCGAGATGCTTCTCGTGTTCGGGCGTCACCGTGAACTCCACGGCCGGTTACTGACTAGGCTTGTGGCCTTGCTCTTTTTGCGGATGTCCTTGGCCTGCACTTGTTCCACAGGCTTGCGTGAGATGTCACGCCACGACTTGAACTTGCTGGATTGTAGATGGCCAGTTTCCCAAGAGATTGCTGCCAGTTCAAAGCTAACGCCAACGTGCTCGCCAAGGCGGAAAGCGGTTTCGTTGTCCCAGTCTGCAATCCACAGATCGGCGTTTTTGCCTGACTGCTTTAACGGCACCCAGTCAAACGCGAGGCCGTAGTTGTGATAGCTTCCGCCTGGCTTGGCCTTAGTCACGATCTTGCTGCTGCCGTCCGTTCTACCTTTTGCATAAAGCGCGGCCTGCTCCTCCATGGTGCGCCGGCCGCAGTAGATCAGAGGCTCGATCCGGCTAGTGACCATCTCATTGACCCAGCCCCTAACCTGTTTTTGAAAGCTGGCGTCTAGGGAATCAATCGCCCGCAAGGTGCGGGAACTAGCTTCCGCGAGGCTGGTCACTGATTCCTTGCTCGCTCTCTTTCAACTTCCGCCAAGCAGTCAGATAACGCTTTGAGCGATTTCGCAAACAGATCTCTGTAAGCCTGTGGGCAGGGCTTGTTTGTTCGTTCGGCCTTGTCCCACTCGTAGATGAAATAGCTGATGCTGTCCGGGCTAGGCGGCGGGCCGTCCTGCGTTTGGGACGTTGTCGCACAGGATGCCAGTGCCAGGCTACTGATCAGTAGGAGGGCGTTTAGTCCACCACGCATCGATGTCTCTTTGTCTTTTCCTGCGTTCAAGTTCGATCGCTTCAAAGTTGCGTTGAAGCGGCGATTTGCGTTTTAGAAACCAGAGCACGATCCCGACTATCCCGCCCAACGCCGTTAAGATTCCGGCGATCATGGGCG